AGATTTTTACGAACAAACAGAAGAGGAATAATGGAAGATTTAGGTTACATAACAAAAATACAAAGAATCATAAAAATGAGACACGACGATATTGTTGCTTCGTTAGCTTCAGGTGGGGTTGACAATATGGAGAAATACCAGTATATGATGGGACAGATACGAACGTACCAATATATGAGTCAGGAGATATCCAGCCTGCTAAACAAAAAGGAGCAAAAAGAAAATGAAGGAACAGTTGTCGACATCGGCGCAAAAGCCAAAGATAGAACTACCAAATAAAAAACTGGTAGGCGTTAAAAAACAAAAAAATTTAGAATCAGATTCAGCTAAGTTACCTAAACCTACGGGTTGGAGACTTTTAGTTTTACCTTTTAAACAAAAAGAAAAAACTAAAGGTGGAATTATTTTAGCAGACGACACTATAGAAAGATCACAGGTTGCATCTACCTGTGGTTTAATATTGGACATGGGTCCTCATTGTTACGACAAAGAGAGATACCCAGAAGGTCCATGGTGCAAAAAAGGTGATTGGATTGTATTCGCAAGATACGCCGGATCACGAATAAAAATAGATGGGGGTGAGGTAAGACTTTTGAATGATGATGAAATCTTAGCGACCGTGGAAAACCCCGAGGATATATTCCATGAATTTTAATAACCATAGGAGGAAACTATGCCAAGCGATATAAATATAGAAGGTGAAGCAAAGACAATAGACATTGATGATAAAGGCCCAGGTGTTGATATCACATTGCCAGAAGAAAAAAAGGAAAATGAAAATGAAGCAATTATTGAAAACGTTGTTGAGTCCGATAACACATCTGAGAAATCTGATGAGCAGTTGGATGTTCGAGATGACAAGAACGAAGGCGGAGAAGTTAAGAAGGAAGCTGTTGAAGCTAGGATTGATAAGCAACCAGATAACAGTAAAGAAATTGAAGAGTATAGTGACGGCGTTAAGAAAAGAATAGCCAAACTTACAAAAAAAATGAGAGAGGCTGAAAGGCAAAAAGAAGAAGCCATTCAGTATGCTAGACGTGTTACAGAAGAGAGAAATGAGTTAGGAAAAACTGCAACAAGTTTAGACAAGAATTATACACAAGAGATGGAAGGAAGAATATCTTCTTCTATTGCAGCAGCTCAATCAAAATTAGCTATTGCAAGAGAGCAAGGAGATGCAAAAGCTGAAGTAGAAGCTTTAACTTCTATATCTCAATTAGGTTATGAACAAGGTAAGCTTGCTGAAATTAAAAGCAGACATGCCATGCAGGAAAAGGAAGCTAAGGCTAGACCTGTACTTCCAACACAACCTAATCAACCTGCTCCACCACCTGATCCAAAAGCAGAAGATTGGGCTAGTAAAAATGAGTGGTTTGGTAAAGATAACGCAATGACGTACACTGCGTTTGATTTACACAGAAAAATTACCGAAGAAGAGGGTTTAGATCCTCAATCTGACGAGTATTATGTAGAAATTGATAAAAGAATAAGACTTGAATTTCCCCATAAATTTGGTAAGGTAGAAAAACAGACTAGTAAACCTACACAAAACGTTGCCTCTGCAACGCGTAGTTCAAAGACCGGTCGCAAAACTGTGAGGCTCACATCATCACAGATCTCAATAGCGAGAAAACTAGGTGTGCCATTAGAAGAGTATGCAAAACAATTAATCACGAAGGAGGTATAAGCATATGACAAATAAAAAACCAACTCGTGCGAGCCAAAGTCAAAGTGATTCGACAAAAGTTAAATCACAAGCATCTACGGTTAAACCCAAAGCTGCTAAGAAAACTTGGACTTTACCATCGTACTTAGATACGCCCAACGCGCCAAACGGATACCGACACAGATGGGTCAGGATTGAAACTTTGGGAGTTCCCGACACTAAGAACATACAAGGAAGACTAAGATCTGGGTATGAACTTGTAAGAGTCGACGAATATCCACAAGATGATTTTCCCGCTATCACGGACGGCAAATACGCTGGGGTTATAGGTCACGGAGGCCTTGTGCTGACAAGGGTACCTGAAGAGATCGCGCGTCAACGTCAAGAGTATTTTGAAAAACAAGCTCGAGACCAACATGATGCAGTAGATAACGATTTAATGAAGGAACAGGATAGTAGAATGCCTATCGATATCGATAAGCAATCTCGTACCTTCGGTGGCAAACGATAGTTAATAAAATTTAACAATCCAAACCAACTGAATAACGTTAACCGTAAAACTGCGGATAGTAGTTTTACAAAAGGAGAAAAATATGGCTAATGCAAGTACTACTGGTTTCGGATTGAGACCAATTAGAAAAGTAGGTCAGAACGATAACAACGGAGGACTTTCCGAATACAATGTAGCAGCAGCATCTGCAGCAATGTTCCAGAATGATGGTGTAATAGCCACAGCAACTGGTGACATAGTAATAGGCGCAGCAGGCAACACATTGATAGGAAGTCTCAACGGAGTTTTCTTCACTGACGCAAATACAAGTAAACCCACGTATGCAAACCATTTATTAGCTGCTAACGCAGCTACTGACATTGTAGCATTCGTAAATGACGATCCTTACCAAATGTTTGAAGTTAGATCGAACGCAGCTGGAGCCTCTTTGGCAACAGATGTATTCAATAATGCAGACATGGCCGTAACAGCAGGCGTTGCAAACGTAAATGGACTTTCAAGAAGTACATTAAACGATGCTACACTTACTGGTGGCGGTGTTGGATCAGCGCAATTAAAAATAGTTGGTTTATCAAGAGACCCGGACAACCAAGACTTAACAGTCGCAGGTACAGTCTGGAGAGTTCTGATTAACGAACATTTCTTAAAAGCGACAGCTAGTATATAATAATAGGAGTATATAAATCATGGCAATATCACGTAATCAACTAGTTAAAGAACTAGAACCTGGTCTAAATGCACTATTTGGACTAGAATACAAACAGTATGAAAATCAGGCAGCTGAAATTTATACTACTGAGTCATCTGACAGAGCTTTTGAAGAAGAAGTTATGTTGTCAGGTTTCGCATCAGCAAGAGTAAAACCAGAAGGTTCTGGCGTAGCTTTTGATAATGCGCAAGAAACTTTCACAGCAAGATACACTAACGAGACAATTGCTCTCGCTTTTGCTATCACTGAGGAAGCTATTGAAGATAACCTGTACGACAGACTTGCTTCAAGATACACAAAAGCACTAGCAAGATCTATGGCGAGCACAAAACAAGTTAAAGGTGCAGCAACGTTAAACAACGGATTTGGAACATTCCAATCTGGTGATGGCGTAGCACTATTTAGCACAGCTCACCCTACAATTGCTGGAACTTTCAGTAACACGTTAGCAACGGCTGCTGACTTAAACGAAACTTCATTAGAACAAGCTTTGATCGACATCGCTGCTTTGACTGATGAAAGAGGTTTAAAAATTGCGGCAAAAGGAGTAAAAATGATTATTCCTTCTGCTTTACAATTTACTGCTGAGAGATTGATGAAATCTCAAGGTAGAGTTAGTACTGCTGATAATGATATCAATGCAATCAGATCAATGGGTATGATTCCTCAAGGTTATAGAGTGAACAACTACCTAACTGACACTGATGCGTTCTTTATCACTACAGATGTTCCTAACGGAATGAAGCATTTCAATAGAGCCCCTCTTACAACTAAGATGGAAGGCGATTTTGATACAGGCAATGTAAGATACAAAGCTAGAGAAAGATACGTATTTGGCGTATCAGACCCTAGAGGTATTTTTGCATCACCAGGTGCTTAATCAGTAATAAAACAATTTAATGGGGCCGGACACAATTCGGCCCCATTTTTAATACAAAGTCACAAAATCATGAAAAATTTCCATATTGAAATAAGATCCGCTGGGTACACAACATCTTTTGATGTTGAGGCTTTAGATGAATCTAAATCATTAGAAAATGCTATAGTTGACAAGCTAGGAAAAAATGATATAGTTTGGGACAAGTCGGAGTTTTATTCTTTGACAAGAACATGGTTAACATTTGAGGAGATCAAGGATGAGCCACTCACAGGACCTATACAAACAAAAGAGGTCGTTGGAGTTAAAATGGGAGCAGGAACATCTATCTGAAAATAGATACACTCTCGATATGGTTAGAATCGATAAAAAGGTTCAAGAGTTAATAAATCATATCAAAATGGCAGAAGCTAAAGAAGCTAGTTTATCTGTTAAAGTGGAGAGTTCTGCACCACAAGTTTCTGTAGCTACTTAACAAAACGCTACATCGCTGAAATCGCAATTTCTATTAAGGCTCTCTTGCACTTCATATAAAATTACTATATAAATAACTCACTATACAAAATTAATTAATAATATATTTTACATAGACGCGGTATAGTCGACGGCCTAGAGACTATGTAGAATGAACTAGGAGAATATATCATGGCAAAAACAAACTTTTCCG